AGGACCCAGATGCAAGTAGATGGAATCAGTATCTGAAGCAATAACATAATCAATACCCTCCGTTTTTAAGATCTTATTGACCTTTTCATTCATTTTGTTTTCTATCCAGCGAATGGAAACTTGTCCACTCAAGGTAATGGCTTCAGCGTTAGCCAATTTGTAATATCGAAAATACTGATTGCCAATAGCACCATAAGCACTGTTAAGAGATATCTTCTTTGCCATTTGGATGTTATTACATCTGGCAATTTCTTTTGTAAGTGCGACTGATGGTGCTTTTTCATAATCTTTCTTTGCTTGTATCATCTTCTTCTTGAAGACCACACGATCTCCATACATCTTATCCATTAACTCTGGCAGGAATCCACGCACATCCTTTCTATACTGTGCTCCATTGGCACATGTTGCATACTCACTATCAAAATCATCTATCTCTTCATTTAGGATCCTCTCAACGCTCGCACTGGGATGTCGAGTCTCCCTGATGGTCTCTGGCGAGATATTGTACTGCATAATAAGATGAGGGTACAAGCTATTAAGGTCAAAAGAGACCACCCAATCATAGCGTCCTGGTTTCGGTTCCTTGACATAAGCACCTGCGTATTTTTCGTTTTTAGATGAACGATTTTTAGGAGGAATAACTATATTCCTTTTCTTTAAATAGTTATAAATTATCGTATCCCACATCCGCACCTGATAGAATACGTCATTGTAATTAACCTTAGCATCATATGCCATAGTCAATGCCAACTCAATCAGTTTCATCTTGTCTTCCAGACGGTCAACAAGTTCCACGTCAATGATGTTGTACTCAATAAACTTCTGCCAACCCTTCGTATAGAAATCCTTAAACGTATCAAACTCACTGTGGTCTAGCTTCTTCTGCCCTAATTCTACACTAGCAATATAATCCAAACGATAAGACTCTTGTGCTTTATAAGTAAACTTTTTATAAAGATCAAGATAGTCTAACTGACAGACACCACCAACATCAAATGTAGTATGAGTACGTCCCATGATATGAACTTCACCCTCACTACACAATCCCCAAGGTGACATCCTCTTCATCAACTTCTCACCAAGAACTCTTCTCAGACGTTTACATATGTAAGGTATATCGTATAATTGTATATTCCATCCAGTAATTACATCTGGAACATCCTGCATCCAGTAATTAATAAAGGAACTTAAAAGTGCATGTTCCGTAGGACAGTGAAAATATGTTACATCCTTCCTATTATTCTCAAAGGGTTTACTTCCCCAAGTAACGATCTGCTTAGTTGTATAGTCTTGTATTGTGATTGCCAGAATCTCTTCGACGCACGATTCCACATCAGGGAAACCTTGCTCAGACGCAACTTCAATATCCAGAGTAACAAGTTTAATCTTAGATATGTCAAACTTGATTTCATCATCTGGGTATTTCTCTGATATGTATTGGTAAATATACCGATCATTCCCATATATCTCAAATCCCTCAACATCCTCGTACTTCTTATAGAAGTCACGACATTCTCTAACGGTGCCTGGTTTAATTTCTTCAACTGATTCCCCACCTAACGTTTTATATTTAGTCTTAAGATTCTTTTTAGATTTGACAAATAACGTAGGGAAAAACTCATCCCTATGCTCGTATCTCTTCCCATTCTCAACACCCCTCACCAGGAATTGATTCCCGATTAGTTGGACGTTAGTGTAGAATTTCATTCTTTAATAAGGTCTTGATATTTTTCAAGTAGAGTTGGTGTTGGTTCTGCAAGAGTAAGAATCTTATCAGAACTCATCATAAATGTATCATCCTTAGTAACACCAGTCAAGAAAGGAGATAAAACTGTAGTACCAGATTGCGTATCAATCCAAAAAGGTTTAACTAATTGACAATCAGGTTCTCCAGGAATTGCTGCTGCAACTTCATCAATCTGACTAATCAGAATCTGTTGTGTCGTCGTCAGTGCTATCACTTTGATCGTCTTTTCCATCTTTTTTTAATTCCTCTTTCAGTGGGGTAACAACATCCTCTATATACATGTCTCTCAACTTAGTAACTGGTTCTACCATAGTAACCATCCAATCCGCAGGAATAGGAATCTTCTCTTCTTTAGATAATGGCATCCAAGGAAAAAGTGTTACTGAATATCCAGCTTTTTGTTCAGCACCTACCTTTAAATCTGCATTTGCTTTAACGTCTGTTATCTTGACTAGACAAGGTTTACTGAGATAATATCCAATAACCCTTTGCGGATTTTCTTCATTACCATCTTCACCAACAATCATTTCCGAAACATCAGAAACAATATCTTCTCCAGATTTTAATAAAACTAACTTAATAGTCATAACTTTTATTTACCTATTGTAAGTATAGCAAAGAAAAAGCACCCTGTCAAAGGGTGCTTGATCCATCTCGAACTCATTTGTATTTAGAGATAATCCTTACGAGAATGATGCTCAGGAACTATTTTGTTTAGTTCTATAACTAATAGTCCATCATCAAAGCTGACTGATCCAACCTTCGTATCATCAGTGATCGTCCAGACCCTTTCAAAGGAGCGTTGTGCCAATCCTTTGTGGAGAAATTCTCCAGCATTTTCTGATTCTTCTTTCTTGCCTTGTACATATAGTTTTCCAAACTCCGTATAGACTTTGATTTCATTTTTCTTAAATCCCGCAAGGGCGATTTCGAGTTTCGACTCATGATTATTAAGTTGTATCAAATTATATGGTGGATAATTGGAAGTGGTTGTATCATCCCAAAAACGATTGAGATAATCATCCATTCCTATGCTGTTCTTTGTTATCTTATCAAAAAGTTCTGGAAGATTTGCAGCATGGTATCTTGCTAGTGTGTTCATGGTTCTCCTTATTAAGCGAGTGTGAATTGCGTACCCTTACGGCGTACAATACTATTTAACCATAAAGCATGAAAAAAGGGGATGGTGTTTCCCCCACTTTTCTATTCGGTTTCTGGGGTCTCTTGAGTTTTACCCTTCTTACCAATATTATATTTCTGTTCTAGTATCCAATCTCCCTTATCCTTATAGGCAAGAACCTTGATTTGATTCAGTGGAGCAATATCCTCAACTGATTCTGGTTTTACTACAGATATGAGACCCCAATCAGCAAGGAGACGAGCAATACGATTCCGACGCTGAACGTCGTTAGAAGTAAGGTTAGCGTGTTTTCCATCAAGGGCAAATAGCTCCTTAAAATGCACTATGTAATATCTTCCCTGCTTATGTAGAATATGGCAGGACTGATATAGTTTCTTTTCCTTTCTAGATGCTACACCAATTCTTGTGAGAGTTTCACGAACCTTTAAAAAATCATCAGGTTCATTAAGAAGTACCTCCACCATTTGGTCTTGCGACCATTTTACTTCAGGCTCCTGCGTAGAAGTAGTCATTTCATTCCTCCAGTATCAAGTCGTTGTTTAATGTAATTAATTTGTTCAGGGGTTAATATTTTCAAAGCTTGTGATGCTTTTTCGTTACTATAACCATAGTATTGTTTAATGATTTCAAGATCTGTGACTTTATCCTTACGGAGCCAGGGACTGAATCTCTTCTTTTTCCTAAGTGTATTTAGATAAAAAGAATATTGCATATCTTTATCTAGGAATGAATACTTATTCATTTCGTTAGCAAACATCACACAATCAAGATGTCCTGATAAACAACGGTTAATAATGTAGGGGGGATAATCTTTAATTACGGAGGGATCTTCCCCAATAAGATTGTTCTTATTGAAGTTAATAGAATTTAACCAGTCTTTAAGTTCCATTATCTAGTCAACTCCTTAATTTTATCACGCCAATACTCTCTATCTGCATCAGAGATCCAAGGAGAATGTACCATAACATGTGCATGTTCTAACCATTTTTTATCATCCCAATCCCTTCTGGGTTCTGAGATATAATCTTTTAGCATGATACTGGTTCGTAATTAAAAAGAAGAAGTTCCTTTCTAGTCTTTTGTTCTCTCATATATTCACCAACAGAACGCATTGTATATGTAAGATCAAACTCAGCAACATTCCAATCCTTAAAACGATCCTTAACTAACTGGTCTGAATTGTAACTGATTAACATAGGAATGTCATGTGCTGCACAATCAATAGCAAACTGATCATGATTAAATCCTTTATGCATAGCACCCTTCTTACCATAAAGATTATCCTTAATATCATAAGGAGGATCTAAGTACATAAACAACCCATCATGTACGTTCTCCATCAAATGTTCATAAGAATATTGATTAATATGCCAATGAGATATTATTTCAGAATAACCAGGCAACTTTTCTATTCCCCTCATAGAGAAATTAGATATTGATGCTTGCTTTGAGAATGAAGATGACTCAGTAAGTCCTGAAAAACTACACTTATTTACAATATAAAATGCTGCTGCTCTTTCTATACAATCTAAACTTCTATCATTTATTGCTTCTTTAGCATTAAGAAAAAGTTCTTTTGCAGGAAATTCCGTACCATCAACTTTCCTTAATTCTTTAGGGGGATCTGGATGATTATTTTTATAGTCTACTAATTTTTCTGTTAAATCGTCACCAAAGGTTTGTAATTGAACCCAAAAATTTATCAAAGGTTCATATAAATCATTAACGGTAATTTTAAGATGAGGATATTTTTTTGCTACATGAATTGCTACACTTCCACCACCTAGAAATGGTTCACAAAACTCAGTGTAATTTCTAAGGTCTGGAAAATACATATCCATTTTGGTACAAGCACGAGACTTACCACCAGGATAACGTAAAGGAGTTTTAAAGGATTTTAGACTCATAATTTAAGTGCAACTGAATTGCATTATCAAAATTTGTATAAGTTGGTCCATGCAAGGCACAATACTCATTAAAAGTAATCATCATTTCCTTGCGTGTAAGATTGCAATGTTTTGCTGCCTGTGGAACATTCCATTTCGCACAAAATAACATTTCCATTGCTTCTCTAGTTTCAGGTCTCACTAATAGAACCTTTCCCTATTATAACCAAAATCCTTTTGAATTTCAACTACAATAGCATCCATTATACGATTAAAAGATCTTGACATCTGGCGATATCCAGAACCAACATACATCTGTCCAGCAAATACTGATACTGTAGCAAGACCCCAGAAAATATAATAGAATTTAGATTTAACCTGAGCTCTTTGTTTTTCTTTAGTAATCATTTTTGTTTTTCCCAATGTTTAATAAGCAGTTCCAGTTCTTTTATTCTGGCTTTTGCCATCTCAATTTTTTCTTTTAGTTGTGACATTTAATTTATCCTCCTCAAGAGAAAGTTGTCTTTCAAATTCATATTTCATGGTCGAAAGATTTTGAGATAAGTATTGTTCCCACTCATTACCCTCTATGAGGTCTTCCAAGTGAGCAACATGCTCTAAAGCAAATACCAGTTTAACATGATTATTCATTCTTGGCATCTATTATCTCTTGTAATGTAAATAAACTACGTAATTCCAAATCAACTGACTCCATAAATTCATCTGCTTCTTTATCCTCTTGTCTATCTACTATAGCAACAACACGTTCTACTACATAACCAGCATCACGCAGTCTAGTTGCTGCCTTAATTGCTGATCCTCCTGTGGTTATTACATCTTCTAATACAGTTATCTTAGTTCCCTCTGGTGGTAGTAAACCTTCTATGTAAGCCTGTGTCCCATGACCCTTTGCTTCTTTACGAACAATCAAACCATTAACCAATCTACTATCCAAAGCAGATACTAGAGCAACACCACTCACCAAAGGATCAGCACCTAAAGTAAGTCCACCCACATAAGAAGTTTCTACTTCCTTTAATAACAATAAACTAGAAAGTGTAAGTCCTCTACCAGTTAGTGTAACTGGTTTACAGTTCACATAATGTTCGCTAGTCTTACCCGAAGAAAGTTTATACTCACCTTTACGATAAGCATCTTTCTTTAATAGTCCTAATAATTCTTCTTTCATTTGAGTAATTCTCTAATAGCATAAACAGAAAATACTGTGGAGAAAATTCCACTAATTAATAAAATAATTCCCAACCATCCAAAACAATTTAATTTAAATGGAGAATACTTTTTCTTCACTTAAATTCACATTCTACCATAATCTCAGTCAAACATGCAAGCATATTTATTTCTTGATCAGCGACGAATGCAATCTGGTACTGATACTTGGCAAGAATAAGGACAGCAGCAGGAATAGTAGAAGGGACCAAGGATGAATAAAGATTATCGTAAATGCGACGCAAAAGTACAGCAGGATCATTGTCCAAATTATCGACACACCATTTACGTACTTCTGGAAAGTTCTTTTCTTTGAGGTTTTTAATGAGATCATTAACCTTTACATCACTAAAATGAGCTAATATACCAGTATCTATCTTACCTCCAACAGCATATCTCTGACACTCATTAAGAACTCTTCTCCAATCAGGAAAATGTTTGTTAATTAATTCTGCTAGGACTTTCTTATCTGCTTCTATTCTTTCTTGTTCCAGAATTGAGTTAAGACGCTTGAAAAAGCATGTTGCGATATCTGCTTTTTGCTTTCCTTTGATTGCGAAATCGACGACAGCACATCTGCTGTGGAGGGGTTCAATGATTTTGTTCTTGTAATTGCAGGTAAAAATGAATCTGCAGTTTCTGGAGAACTCCTCAATACTCGCTCTAAGAAGGAGTTGTACGTCGGGAGTGGTATTGTCTGCTTCGTCGATGATGATGACTTTGTGTTTCGCTTCAGACGAAAGCGATACGGTGCTTGCGAAGTTTTTAGCGTTATTACGGACGGTATCGAGAAACCGTCCTTCATCGGATCCGTTAATGACATAACTATCTACTCCTAATTCATTACATAGTGCTTTTGCTACTGTTGTCTTTCCACATCCAGCAGGACCAGAAAGAAGTAAGTTTGGCACTTCACCCTTATTTAGAAAGTCTTTAAAGGTTTTCTTTATATTTTCTGGTAGAATACAGTCT